GTTTAGGCCTTTGCCCAGTGAGTTTGGAGTCCGTACGGGGCCCAAAATCACCATATCGCTCAAGGGACTGGCTATGCCTGCGGTATGCGCTTACCTCTATAGCTTGGGACCGGCAAACCCAACCTGGAGGAACGGCGATCTGTAGTCCTGCTCCTCACGCCTATGGGTATGAAGAGGCATCTGTGTGGAAGGGGGTTTCCCCGCCCATGGCCGTTGCGGCACACCAACTTTTGCCGAGAGGTTCCTCTCTGTCTGACCTACCCGCCTACCTCTGGCACAGCGTGTTGTTGACCGGGCGTTAGCTCTGGAAGAAGAGGGTTTCTCTTCTGGAAGTCGCGGACCGGTAGGAAGAACTCGGACTCCCGGTTTTCAGGGGCTACCACCCCTGTCCCGGGAGATGGGCTCGCCTGCGCATAGCGGGTGGGGTCCCAGCCTTACTGCGGCACACGAGTTCGTTTTGTTGATTTCCCGAGAGTGCGTTCGAGGGTACAGTTGACCGGGCCACGGCCCGGGGCGCGGTTGTTGCCCTTCCGCGTTGGACGGTATAGTATGCACGGACTAGGCTAAGGACCATCAATCCCGGCCTTATATCTCCCCTGCCGCCCCAGCCAAGTGGTGGAACGCCATGCGGCACCTGGCACCAAGCATTCTCCCTTGGTGGCCAGGGCTTCCGAGGCCACGCATGTACTCAGAGGATTTCAACGGACGATCTCGCTGTAGCTAAGGTATCCGACATTATATGGGATGCGGCCCACAACCCGCTCATGATTGCAGGTCACAGTCTGCACCCTCGGTGGCTCCAACAACAGCCGGAATAATTAAAACAAAATGGATCAGATAAACCCGCAGGTGAATCAGGGCGATCCAAAGGAGAACTCGGCCGGTGATGTGGCCTTAGAAATGTTAGAGCGGCTCTTCCTCGCAACGGGAGGGGCCGGAGCCGTTTGGGATGCTCTGTCTCGCTCGGCGGTCCTTCGTTGCCTTCGTTCAGGAGCGGACAGAGATAGCTTCTGGCACAAATTTGACCGTGACCTTATCGGTGGTCGCTGGTCCGCACAGTCCCCTACCGTGCGTGGAGCTTATACCGATCCTCTCCGCGCTGAGACTGTTCCCGAGGTCTCGCGCGTTGCCGAACGTCGCATCGGGCCCGCCGGCCCCGTGAACCGCGTCGCTTGGTCTCTCCCTGCCTGGGCGAACTGCAGGCTCGGGGTGGAGGGGGTGAAATGGGAGGCGGCGGCGGCCGCCCAAGCTGCCAACTTCGACGCTGGGTTCCATAGAGCGACGGGGGAGGACAAAACTGGAGTCGTGAGATGGGCCTACGACTACGTTAAAACTGTGCCCGTTCTTTATGCTTCTTGGGTTTGGGAGCTCTACATCGACCTAGCCGGCCGCGGCGGCGCTTGGGTCGGGGGACTTGGTTCCGTTCCGCTCGACCGTGCCCCCGACGGACCCGGAAGGGCGATGTGGTTGGCTG